TGTTACAGGTGCTGGAACCCAAGGCAGTGGTGGCGTTACGATTGGTGGATTGATTTGGTTTTCAATTTGTGTATCTAGGTTAGCTTCTAGCGATACTACGCCTTCTGCGCCCATGCCAGTTTGTACCCAGCCAACTACTTGCTCTTGGGTTAAATCTGCGTACGGTGTGAATGGACTTGATGGAGTGTAGGTAAACGATTGTGTGCCGTAAACGCTTGAAGTGTAAGTACCGTCAGTAGCAGATACATTCCAATGCGCCGTTACGACTACATCGGTGTGTCCATCTTCTTGTGGTACGCAATCCATTGCGGAAATAGTCCAGTTGTAAGTTGTTGTCATTTTAATGCTCCTTATTTAGATTCTAGTGCTGCGATTCGTGCTGCTTGTGCATCTACGGTTGCTTTAAGTTCTTGGATAGCCGCAGTCAAAGTAGCTACTAAGAATGAAGTGTCAATACCTTGGTACTGTGGATTGCCTTCTTCGTCTACAGCGTCTTTTTCGCCAGTAACACACTCAGGCACTACTGCTTGCAGTTCGTGAGCAATAAAGCCTTGACCATTTGAACCATCTGCTTTCCAGTTGTATGTAACTGGTTTGAGTGCAGAAACAACATCCAAAGCACCTGTCATTGGTGCAATGTTTTCTTTTAGGCGGTAATCGGATGAGGTTACATAAGAAGTAGCTGTGGTTGTGACTGAAATATTGCCTACTTGAGTTGCGCTACGCCTAAATTGGACAATTTCTCCATCGCTGGTAATTCGGTTTAAGTTTAAACAAGAATTGTCACGAACTATCGTGAGATAACCAGAGGCTCTCCATGCAAGCCCTGCTGTGGTGTCATCTACTACAGTTTTTCCCATAAGAACTGCACCATCAGAAGCAATACGCATCCGTTCTGTTAAAGTTGTTCCATTTGGTCTTGTATAAAAAATCATATTACCAGCGTAGTTTCCGCTAGTAGCGTTTTCTTTAGCACCTACAATTTGAGCAAATTCAGTAGTTAAACCTGATTGATAAACTCCACCAAGCAATAAACCAGCACCAACATCTGTACCCAAAGCATTAGTGTTATAAGCAAGAATGGTGCCTTGCCAAGGAGCACCAGGAGCAGTCCAAGCTGCGCCATTAACAGTTAATAATGCTGATGGTGAAGTAGTACCAATACCTACATTACCAGAGCTATTAATACGCATCCGTTCTGAACCGCCAACATTTGCTGTAATCGCATTTGTCCCGCTACTACCATAGATGTTTACAGAGTTCTTTGAACTTACGCCAGCACCAAGAACTAAATTGTAAGTATCATAGTAAGTAGTTAAATACCCAGTTCCACTCGAGTAAGACAAACTTACATGATTTCCTTCAGGAGACCATGTTCCACCGCTTGATACTAGTACATTACCACTAGAGTCAATACGCATCCGTTCTGTGTCGCTGCCTGTATTAAATGTCATAAAGTCATTGTTATACACAGCAGCGTTGATAGATGCTTTCACTGAACCGCCATTTTGGAAGGCTAGTTTTGTTACAACAGTTCCAGTTTGAGAATTGTTTATTAATGTTAGCTGAGTCCCTGTGCCGTTTGCATCAACATTAAACTGTCCTTGCCCAACTACAGAAAGTTTTGTGGCTGGACTGCTAGTACCAATACCTACATTGCCATCAGCGGCAATACGCATTCGTTCATTAGCACCATTGGTGTATATAGCAACACCGCCACCAGTACCGCCAACAATATCTAGTAATCCACTAGAAATACCAAAACCGTATAAGTTACTTGCACCATCATCAAATAATCTAATTTTGCTAGGAACTCCAGCCGTTGATGCTGTTGCAGCAAAAGCTAATGGCGCTCTTGGCGCACTAGTACCAATACCTACATTACCACTAGAGTCAATACGCATCTTTTCATCTGATGCCGCATTTCCATTAGTAGCAAACCTTAAAGCATTACCACCATCAGTACCGATAACTGGGCCAGCAGCAGGGTGTCTGACATATAAACTACAATTTACATTGTCTGATAATGCAAGTGAAATTCCTGCGGCTGCGCCAACACCAGCAATAGCACCAGCAGTAGGTGGGTTACCGCCAACGGTTAATTTACTTGATGGACTACTAGTACCAATACCTAAGTTACCTGAAGCATCAAGACGCATCCGTTCACCGACTCCAGTTTGTTGGAATCTTAAAACAGCATTTGCTGCTCCTGTTGCTCCAGTATTACCACCTACCCAATAAGAGTTTGTATTATCAGCGTTGTAATAAAAAGTAACCCCTGAAGCGGACATAGCGGAACTACCAGCAACATCTAGTCTTTGTAATGGAGTAGTAGTATTAATACCTACATTACCGCTAGAGTCAATACGCATACGCTCTGTGCCAGTAACAGTAGTATTGTTTGCTGCTGTATAAAATAGTAAAACTGTTGCTGCATTAAACTGGGCTGTGCCACCGCCAATTATTACTGCATTAGATGCACTTTCGTTTGAAACAAATAATGCACCTACTGGTTCTTCTGCGTTAGTGTAATGTGGTACGCCAAATCGCATAACCTTCTGAGTAGCGTCTGTTAATGTGGTTGCCGCAGAATCAGCACCAGCTAATATGGTACTAGCACCACTTTGTATCTGTAATTTGTATGTCGGGCTAGTAGTGCCAATTCCCAAATTACCCGAACTATCAATCCGCATACTCTCAACACCGCCTTCTGTAAAGGCAATAGTGTCGGCTGCTGGGAAGAAGATACCTGTGTTGGTATCGCCTGTAGTAGTAATAGCTGGGGCTGATACTGTGCCAGCAGAGAATGTAGCTACACCTGTTGCGCCTAGGGTAGTAAAGTTACCAGCCGCAGCAGTATTAGCACCAACAATACCATCAAAGTTAGCAGCATTGATACGACCACTTACGCCTAGACCGCCTGTAATTACAGCCGTACCAGTGGTTGTTGAGGTGCTTGCTGTTCCAGCCGTAAAGGTAGTAGCTCCGCTGGCGGATAGGGTTCCTGTGGTAAGAGAGGTAAGATGCGTTACGGCATCTACAACGTTTGTACCGTTGTTATAGACAAACATGGTTTTACCAGCAGGAACGGCTATGCCCGTACCAGAAGTGTTCTTAACTGTGACTGCGTCTGCTAAACCGTTGTTAATAAGATACAGTTTTTCGATTTGGCAACCAGAACCCAAAATAAGATTCCGTGCGCCACCAGAAGTGCCTGTTAAGTTTAAACGCAGATTACGAGCAGCCTGGGAGGCGTTTGTGTTGGTCAGCGTAACCGTGACATCTGCGCTAGAAAAGGCAACGTCAGCCGAGCCTGTAATGGCTTCACCGATCGCAATAGAAAAGTTGTCATTAGTAGTGGTACCCCAGGTACCTGTCTGCTCTCCAGTACCGATCAGTTCTATTTTTAGATCACTGTATGTCGATGCCATAATTTATCCTTTATGCTGCTATATCAACCCAATTTGGGTTCTGTGTGTCAATAATATCAGTCCAAGTCGAGGTTTGTCCATCATTGATAGCCACCCAATTAGGGGTCTGACTGTCATCTATTGAGATCCAGAAAGACACCACTCCAACCTGTCCTACCGCCTGCACTCCCACTAAATTTACAACCGCAGTGCCTGTTACTGTGACACTACCAACACTTCCAATTGCTTGAAGTCCTGTAACGGGAACTATCGCTCCGCCCGTGACGGTTACGCTTCCAACTTCGCCTGTGCCGCTGACTCCCGTTACATTAACGTTTGCGTCTGCATTTACCGTTACTGCCCCAACAAATCCTGTAGCCTGAAGCCCTGTTACATTGACATTAGCGTCCGCCGTGACGGTAACAGAACCTACACTTCCAGTCGCTTCTAAGCCTGTTACAGGGACTACTGCCGTACCTGTGACGACTACTGACCCTACATCTCCTGTAGCACTAACGCCCGTAACGTCTACATTGGCATCCGCTTGTACTGTGACAGAGCCTACAAAGCCTGTCGCACTTAATCCTGTGACATCAACATTTGCATCTGCTGTAACGGTTACGGAACCTACTTCGCCTGTTCCAAAAACTCCTGTAACGTCTACTACGGCTGTTCCAGTAACAACTACACTACCGATACTTCCTGTTGCCTCTAATCCCGTAACGGGAACGTTTGCACTAGCCTCTACAGTGACACTACCGACCTGACCTGTACCAGAAACGCCTGTAACACTAACATTAGCGTCCGCTGTTACGGTAACTGAACCGACTGATCCAGTTGCTACAAACGAGACATTGCCTTCGCCCCAAGGTGAGCTTCCCCAGCCTTGGCTACCAAACCCTCCTAGAGCAATTGATACATCAGCCACACCTTAATAATCCTAGGCGATGCGAATGATGGCGCTACTTGCGTCTGCTGTTGGGAACACAATCGTAAACGTACCCGCTGTGGAGGTTTTAGCACCGCCAAAGTCGAGCACGCAAACGCTTGGATCTCCAGCTGCTGTATCGTTATAAATCAATGCGCCAAAAGCTGTAATGGTCGCAGAAGTAAACGATAAGTCAGCAAAGTCGGTAAACGCTGTAGTGCCTGTAGACGTTGGGGTTACATTGGTTAATGTCCCACCACCCGCTGCATAAGTACCTGAAGCAGATACCTCATTACTTGCTGTATACGCTGTAGTCGCAGCTGTAAATGACGCTGAGTTGTCATACAAAGCAAGTTTAAACGTGTTACCCGTGCCGTTTGTAAAATTGTGTGTTGCTGTCATTAGCTGTACTTTGAAGCTAGTACAAAGAAAGTTACCTGTAAACGCCATGATTTACTCCTCTAAAAGTTTAATTAATTCAGGATGACCAGCTTCCCGTAGCTTATAAGCTAGTGTTACACGATCAAATTTTACTGCTTCATTCATGTAAAAAACCAACACGCCACGAATATGATTACGGAAAGCGTTTGCTTGATCCCGAACCAAAGGGTGCGACTGATCGCCTACCTGAATAATCTTATCTAATGCCCGTTCAGCTAACTCTTCTGGAGTAAAGCCGCCAAAGTCTTTCGTTGCTACCTGAATCCCGTTGGATTCACCTAATCCTTGTACGCTAATCATCTGACTGGATACCTCACTTGTCCACTGCGATAGGAGTCTTGACGATCTTTAGCATCACCCAATTGTTTGAGTTCTGCCATCGCTCGGTCAAAACGGGCTTTGTATAAATTAACGGTATCTGCATCTGACTTCATAAAGTTAGCTGCTTCTAATAAAGCGCCATAGAGCAACACGGAATCAAAGTTATCGCCAAGCCAAGATGTGCCAGCCGTAGTGATGGACTCTGGATAGTAGAAATAATGCAGTTCTACCGCATAGCTTGCATCAGGCGTAGGCCCAAGAATGAAAGTGTTATCGTCAAATATGGCGTAATACTGTGGCTCTCCATAGAACGCAGCATCCGTATCGGGGTAAGACTCACGGATAAAGTTCACGTCTTTGTTCAAAAGATAGTGGTATTCATTCGCTGCGTTAATCACCGCAAGACTAAACGTAGCCAACCAGTCCGATGGAGTGGCTAGATACTTGTTCCCGCTAGTCATGTTTCCCGTCATATTCTTACGGAAAGCAGGCATCTGCACCGTATTAAAAATACTTTGCTCGGCAAGTTGTACAAAACGTGCAATTTGCTCAGGAGACGTAAACGACCCTACCGTTGCTGGGAAGTCATTCTCAGCAAAGCCTTTAATAGCAGAAGTTAACTGCGTGTAATTCATCCCATCTTCCCGCTAGACATACGACCTTTGGTTGCTGCACCAGCACCACGCATTTCAATCTTACCGTATTGATTTACGGGTTTACCATTACCTTTGCTAATACCGTCAACCGAAATGTTCATAGTCGCCATTTGTTCTGCGCCAGTCATACCTTTGGAAGTCAACCCTTTAGCAGAGATTGTCTTACCCTTCATTGTGTGGGCAGGAGCATAGACTTTAGCGTCTCCAACTTCCTTACCCATTACTTTTTTGGAATAGTTAGGCATTATCGACCCCTTCCAGCTTTACGCATCATTTGGTTCTGAACTTTTGCTAAACCACGTCCAATTTTCTTCATGACGTTTTGGTCTTTGCCACCCATTTTTGGCTTTGCTTTTAAACCCAACACTGTAGGTCCGCTATCGCCTAGATTTGTACCTTCGGTTTTGCCTTTTTTAGCAATCCCATCTGCGCTTTTTTTAAACATTTTCAACTCCTTATGTTGTTGTTACCGTTACACTTCCTACCAAACAGCTTGGAGCAAGGTCGTTAGGGGTTAGCCCATCATCTCTAGCACCGCCAACAGGGTTCCAGCCCCACTGGAAAATCCTACTACCGCCCTCTGGAAATCCAACACCTTCTTCCGTTGTATCGTTAGTTCCATTTATCTGCAAACCGCTGCTACCTGATACCGTATAACTTACGTCTGGTCTTGGCTCCCGTACTGCTTGGGGATCATTGACCGGGTACATACCTAAAGACAACTGCGGCTGATCAGGCTCCCAACATTCTTGACATACCTTAATGTTAACTTGTTTGGTCTTAATAGTCAGCTTTCTAAGCTCTTTTAACTTATATCTCTGACCACATCGATCACACTCCGCAATCGAGTTTTTACCACTCGCATACTTACTAGGCATAGAACATAGTCCTTGGCACGAACCGAGATGCTGCCTTTTCTCTATCTTCGGTAGATGCCATCAGCCACTGCTCTTCATATTCTTGTTTTAAAAACTGCATTCTGTCTAGGGCATTTGGTAGTTTTTGAGCCAAATAAAATGCCAATCCAGCCACCATGCAAGGTAACAAGCGGAATGGAATATCCTGCTCTACAGTTCCATTAGTACCTGCATCTTGGATTCTACGCATCCGCCAGTAAACAAAAGTATATGGGCCACCACCAGCATCAGGAGTAGGCCAGACATTAATAGAATTCAGGTTTTCAACCGATACGGCGGCTCCAGCTGTATGAGACGCAGCCGTTGTGCCGTACTGACCACGATAGCAGTTAGTAAGGGTGTTACCTATAACGTTTGAGTACCCAATGATTTCTGTGCCAATCTTAATAAAACCGCCACTAGCCAATTCACTAGCATCACTAACGGCTATAGACGTAACTGTAGAGTTAATGCTTGCGGTTAAAGTAACGGTAGTTGGATTAGATTGGGCAGTCTGACGGTTAATCCAGCATTGAATCGGGCGACCTTGAGTCAGCTTGTTGGGAATAGTAGAGTAGGTTGACTCAGAAATACGGCTAATATTGATGTCAATTTGATTGCTTTGAACGCCATTATTCTGGCGAACCACCATATCAAGGATGTCAATTGTGTCGTTTGGCATAGGGTATAAAGCCTGACCAGTGACCATATTGATCTGCCCCTGCTCAATAGTCCATAGGTTAATCCCACGGTTTGCCCATTCAATGGTCAGTAGATTCAATGATCTACGAGCTGTACGTAAGTCATAGCCTGTACGCAATTCCTGACCGCAACGCTCAAAAGCCTCTTCTACGAGGTTGTTCAGATCTAAGTTAAACCCTGTTGTTCCAGAAGTAGCCATTAACTAACCTTTCGAAACGGTTTTACTTTTGCTTTTACTTTTGCTGGCTGGGGGACGAACTGCTTTCCCTGTGCTTTGCCTGCTCGTTTTGCTCGTGTTGTTGCTGCGTACTCTTGGGGACTTAGCGACTGAATTGCTTTTTTTGGCAGGTACCGTTCGCCTGTTTCGGACGACTTTTTCCCCGACTTGGTTGTCCAGTCCTGCTTGCCCCACGCTTTGAGGCTCCGTTGGGATTTGGCTAGTGCCATTGATTAGTCTCCAGAACCATTTAAACATTATTTGTACCCACCGCCAGCTGCCTTGTACTTCTTAGCAACAAGTTGTGCTTTACGAGCCGACCATTGACCTGCGCCAGTACCATGCGTTGCCGCTGCTTTAACCTCTGAAACAATGCGTTTGCGCAAGCTGGGTTTGGTGTAGTTACCAGCAGCATTCACTTTACCACCCTCTTTGTACTGGGTAAAGTCGGTATCGTCCCTACGGGATTTCTTAACCCCTTTGCCCATCTTAGAGGGCATTATGGCGCCCATTCCTCTGCTTGGTCTCATGCTCTTGTCTTCCCTTTAATAGCGCAGCCGTCAGCCCGTTTAGAAGCCATGCCGCCAGAGTTCATTTTCTTAGTTGAAAATAGTTTTTCAACCATTCCTAGCCTTTGAGGTTTAGTTGTAACTTTGCTTACAATCTTTTCCCGTTCTGACTTGGTTTTACCTTTGTCATAGAATCCAGCCTTTTCCAATGCTTTCTTATGAGAAGCCTCAGATACCTTACCACCAGCTTTAAACGGTTTATCTAAACCCTTCATCCCGCTGAAATCGCCACCAGCACCACCGCCTGCTCTAGATAAGCCAAGGACTTTCTTATGTTCATTTCTAGCCTCGTTTAAAGCCTTACCTTCGTTAACGTACTTCTCTAACTTTTCCGCAAACATCTTGGCTTTTTCTGGATTAGCCGTTGGATCATTAGCCATACCCCGTTGCATTCTTTCCAAAAAAGACTTGCCCTCACCTGTTGATGCAGATGAGGATGAGGGTTTAATTGGCTTAGTCATTAGGCTTTCGTTTTTCCACGGACAGCGCAACCGTCTGCACGTTTAGAGGCTGAAGAAACAGATCCACCAGAGGCTTTTTTAACGGTAACTGTTTTCATTCCAGCTGGCTTGCCAGTCTTAGAATAAGACTGATACGACATAGTTGGATCTTTTACTTTACCGCCTTTTTTCATGCCCATTTCTTCTTCGAAAGCTGATTCGCCCTCTGATCCTCTAGGATACTTTCTAGCCATTTCCATACCTTTTTTGGCAGCCATTGCTGACGGTGTACGGCTCATAACGCTTGCAACCACATCTTTGGCTTTGCGTATGATTGGATTTTCAGTTTGCCGTTTAATTCCTTCAGATGGTAACGGAGTTTTTTTAGACCCAAACTCACTTCTCATAATATCCGCAATAAAAGCATTTCTTGCTTCGTCATCAGATATGTTTCCACCTTCTGCAAACTTTTTCACTTTGCCACCTTTTTTGTAGCCAGCATCTTGATATGCTTCGCCTTCTCTAGCCATAGCAGGAACCGATTCCCGCATGGCTTTGGCTGCACGAATATCATCTCTGGCGGATTTAGCCATTGTTGGCATCATTCTGGAGAATATGTCTTTCTCTCCCATAATGCCTTCAATCATCTTTTTCCGAGACATATTGAGTTTCTCGGATTCTTTTTCGGTTGGTTTGCGATAGTTAGCCATTAGATCATCCGTCCTTTAGTTTTGCCGCGAATAGCACATCCATCGCCACGCTTAGAAGCTGAGGAAACCTTGCCGCCGCTGGCCATCTTCTTAACAGATCCGCCTTTTTTCATACCAAGTTTGGCTGGCTCTCTGGTTAATTTAAGTGCTTCTCTACCGAGTTTTGGAGTCATTCTTTCAAATTCATCCATGGTGTATTCACGGAGCTTATCTTTACCCAAGAGCTTGGCACCAGATTTAAGTAGACTCGCAATCATTCGAGGCCCAGGAATAATAGCTTCTGGCTCTACACGCTCAAGACCTTGTTTGGCGGTTAACTTCTTCATGCGGTCTTTGTATTCTTGAGCTGTTTCTTTGGGAACTGGCTTAGTAACAGCTACGGTTGTCTTGGTAATTGACTTCTTGACTGGAGCTGGCAATTCATTTTGCTCTCCATAGCCTGTTTTACCAGCAGGAGAATCATCCGCCATTACAGATCGCATCGCCCGTTCACGAACATCATCGCTAATGTTCTTGTTTTGTCCAGTAGCGGATTCAAAACTCTCTTTGGCTTGAGGCCTGTCAGGAACTGCTTTGCGCATACGAGCCAAGATATAGGGATCAGTACGATCTGCACCGCCCAACCATTCCTCTTGTTCTGCGCTGAAGCCGCCCTCTTGAAAGCGTTTAACTTTTTTCTTCATGATTAGCAGCTCCCGCCTTTTTTCATGGTAATCATCTTGCCCTTGGTTTTGCCTTTGGTCTCAATGCCACCGCCACGAGCCATTTTCTTAGGAGTCATACCGCCAGACTTTAGTTTGCTCATGTCAGATTTCTTGCCGCCATGCAGTTGCTTCTCATGCATGCCAACGGCTTTTTTAACTACCTTTTTGTCCATCTTGATGTCT